ATACTACCAAGCTGAAATGATCCGTCAAGGAGTAGAACACGGTAGGGGAGTGTTTTGTTCCGCAGTAGGTTCTGGTAAAACTTTAGTAATGATAAACTTAATCAAAATTTTACAAGTAAACTCTTTAGTTATTGTTCCCAGCTTAAATTTATTAGAGCAAATAAAAGCTAATCTTGAAGATTCGTTTGGGGCGAAAAAGGTTCATAAAATTACTACGTCTAATGCTAAGAAGAGTAAAAAAGTAGCTCCAATACAAATAGTTTCTATTCAAACCCTTAACAGTCTACGAAAACAAGGATTGTTGGAACAAGCATTAGAGTCTATTGATGCCTTCTACGGGGATGAGTTTCATCATGCTGGTGCCGAGTCTTGGACAGCTATGTTACCAGAACTAAACCATATTTATTATAAGTTCGGGTTTAGTGGTTCTTTTTTACGAAACGATAATAAAGAATTAGATATGTGGGGAGTAATTTCTAATGTGTTGTATGAGTATACTCCACGGCAAGCTATTATGGATGGATATTTAACTCCAATAAATGTTCAAGTACATAATATTAAGGGAGTTTTTAAACAAAAATATCAAACCGAATATAGTCTCAATTATTGTTCTGGTATAGAAACTGGGGAGACTCCACTTTTAAGGGAAATTAAAAATATAATTAATAGTATTTCAACGAAAGAACAAATCCTTATTTTAGTTGACCGAAAAGATCAGTCGGGATATAATATTGCTAGATATCTACAAAGTTTAGAAATTGGATGTGTATTTATTTCTGGGGATAATGAAAAAGATTTTGTAAAACAAACCATACAAGATTTTAATGCGAAAAAGATTAGAATTTTAATTGGTAGCAAGGTTTTGGGCGAGGGGGTAGATATTTGTTCTACTGACCACTTGCTGATGGCACAGGGTGGTAAGTCTAAAACAAATATTATTCAAGCGTTAGGGAGGTTAGTTAGGTTGTATCCAGGAAAAGTTAAGTGTACTCTACACGATTTTAGTTTTGATGGTACAAAATACTTAAATAAACATTTAGATATGCGGTTGGAAATTTATAAAACAGATTTTGGGGCTACGGGAGTCTAAATTATGAACGATACAGAGTTACATACTATTTTAAACATGCCTATTAGTTCTTGGGGTGTAGAAATAGATGAATTTTCTAGACACGAGGCTTATGTAGAGGCTAGTTTAAAAATCAAAGACTTAGAAGATGATATTCTAATTTTGAAATTTTTATGCGAGCCAGAATCTTTTAGGATTAACGAGGCTAAAAAGCCTAAAAATTCTAATAAGGTTTTAACAGCGTTACTTGTTGATAAGAGTTGTCTAGTTAGAGTGGAACTAGCTAAAAACTACAGTTCCTGTTTTAAGATTTTAAAGGTTTTAGCTAAAGATAAAATTCCATTAGTGAGAGCTGCAGTAGCTAGGAACCCCAATACCCCTTTTTTAGTACTAGAGAAATTAACTAACGATGAAATGCTATCAGTAAGACAAGCAGTTAGAGAAAATCCAAACTTTATCCACATCAAGAGAGGTCAAACTAAATGTTAACATCAAAATTCCTTTTTGTAGGCTTTGTAATACTAACACTGATAGCCGCACTTTTATGGAGCTTCAAAAGCCCTGAAAGACTAAAACAATTCCTAGCATCTAAGGAGGGAAAGAGCATTGTGTGGGGAATAGTGCTTTTTATTGGTATTGGGGTTGGAGTTGTTGCTTTTGCGGAAGATAATAAAACTGGAGTAAATTATCTTCAGTGGGGAGAAGTGTTTTTGGGTTTGGATCAAACTAAAAACGAGAGCCCAATGTGTGAATCTGGGAATAGTAGAGATCGTTTAACATCAAATGGTGGTTTCCGATTAAACCTTATAGAATCCAAAGATAAACTCTTTACTTTTAATGGTAAGTATACTCACCACAGTTGTGCTTTTAATGAAGATGCTGATAGTTATGATGCAATCGGGGTTGAGGTAACTTACCGCAGAAATTTCTTCGATTAATATTTAGCCAAGAAAGCATATAGGTAGATTATCGTGGAATCGTATTTAAAGTTGTTAGAAAAAGTATTGAATCAAGGGACTCCAAGCATTGATAGAACGGGGGTTGGAACTTTATCCCTCTTTGGAGAACAAGTTAAATACGATCTTACTAAAGGGTTTCCATTAGTAACCACTAAAAAAATTTATACTGATTCCGTAGTTCATGAACTAATATGGATGTTGAGGGGAGTTAGTAATATTCAGTATTTAAGGGATAATAAGGTATCTATTTGGGAACCTTGGGCAACAAAAGAGGGGGATTTAGGACCTATGTACCCCACTTTATGGAGAAATTGGCCGTTAACCAGAAGTAGAGTTGTTGATCAAATTCAAAACGCCATTGATTTAATTAAACAAGATCCTTATTCTAGAAGAATAGTAGTATCTGCTTGGAACCCACAATTTATACCCCTTCCAAACGTAAAGCCACACTTGAATGTGGGTTTAGGAAAGGCTGCACTTTGTAGTTGCCATTGCTTATTTCAATTCTATGTAAGAGATAACAAGCTTTCTTGTCAGTTATACCAAAGGTCTGGAGATGTGTTTTTAGGAACACCTTTTAATATAGCTAGTTACGCACTGCTTACCCACTTAATTGCCCAAGTTTGTGGTCTTGGTGTGGGTGATTTTATCCACACCTATGGTGATGTACACCTTTATAGCAACCATGTTGATCAAGCTATTTTGCAATTAAAAAGGGACCCCCTACCATTACCCAGGTTGGTTTTAAATCCAGATGTAGATGATATAAATAATTTTACATTTGAAGATATAACGTTTGAGGGGTATACCCACCATTCAGCAATAAGGGCTCCAATCGCTGTTTAATTTTTAAGTTTATTTTGTGAAGGTTTTTAAATAAGTATCGGAAAAAAACTTAATGGGAGAAGGTTGTGAAAGAAATCATTAGTAAAGAAGATCTACAAGACCCGCTGGTTCAGGGGATGACAAAAATTGCTTCTATAGTTAAGCGTACTTTAGGACCCGGAGGGCTTCCTATTCTTATTGAACGGATCGGACAACAGCTAAACGGAGACCCACTGGGGCCCAAAATCACTAAGGATGGGGTGAGTGTAGCAGTAGAGTGTTCTGACCCAGACCCTAAAATAGATTTGGTTATTCAAGCAGTTAAAGCTATTTGTCAACAAACAAACACTAAAGCTGGAGATGGAACTACTTCCGCAGTGGTATTAGGGGAGGCTATTCTATTAGAATCTTTAAAAGTTTTAAAGACTGACTCCCAAATTAACCCTCAAATGTTGCGCCTAGAAATTGAAGTTGCAGCTAACAAAATTAAAGAGGCTCTGAAAACCATAGCTGTTCCAGTAAAAGATAAAAACCTTATCTCTAAAGTAGCTGCAATCTCTGCCAACGGGGATTCTGATATTGGGGACATTATAGGAGAAGCTTTTTCAGAGGTGGGGGTAGATGGGATCATTACGGTGGATGAGGGTGTTGGGCTACATACTACACTCACTGTAGTTGATGGGTATCAAATTAATAGAGGGGCAGAAGCTAGAGATAGGTTTTTTAACGCCCGTAACAATACTACTTTTGAAGCAAACAATCCCATTATTTTAGTTTACGATGGGGATTTAAATAGTTATTCCTTACTAATTTCTGTTTTAGAAAAATACGCACAAGCTACTAAGAAGGTAGAGTTTCCACCCATAGTGTTAATAGCTAACGATTTTCATCCAGAAGTAATTACGTGGTTGTTGGCCCAAAAAATGGAAATAGGTTTAACTGTAGTCCCAGTAAAAGGCCCCCACACAACTTATATTAGGACTGGGTATTATGATGATCTAGTAGTGTTGTTGGGTGCCCAAAGGTTAGGAAATGGAAACAGATCTTTAACAGAAGCTAACCCAAAAGATTTTGGCACTTGTGAAAAAGTGGTAGTTACTAAATATACTACTACTTTTTATAATGGGGCTGGGACTGAAGAAGCTGTTCTGGCTAGAGTTAATCATTTGAGAGAGCTCAAAGATGTAGCAGAAAGTCCTTATGATGCACAACTCATTGGGGAACGATTAGCCTCTTTAACTCAAGGTATAGCTAAAATTGGGGTTGGGGGAGCAACAGAATTTGAGATTAAGGAGAAGTACGATAGAATTGAGGATGCACTGAACGCAGCTAGAGCCGCAATTCAAGAGGGAGTAGTACCTGGAGGTGGGTGCGCCTTATTGCGTTTAGCTGAGGAAGTTTTTCCAACATCCAATCAAATTAACTTGGGGGAGAAGATTCTTAGAAAAGCCTTACAAACTCCATTTATTCAGATTTTAGAAAACGTTGGGGTTCCAAGCGAGCTTATACAAAAGTTGAGGTTAAATATATTAGCGGAATCAAACTTAGTGTGTAACGCCCAAAACCTCCTAATAGAAAACTTTTTAGCAGCAGGTATTGTGGACCCAGTTAAGGTTACTAGAACTGCTTTAGAAAATGCTGTATCTATAGCTACATTACTATCTACCGCTGGCGGCGGTATCATAATTAAAAAATAATAATTTAAGAGTATACTTATCATGTCTCTAATTACTCCACGAGTAGTATATAAACCTTTTGAATATCCAAAAGCTTACGAGTATTTTGAAGCTCAACAAAATGCTCATTGGGTGCCTTGGGAAGAGTCTATGGCTAAAGATATTTCAGATTGGAAAACAAAGCTAACTGAAGCAGAGCGCCAAGTGGTGGGCCAGATTCTTAATGCTTTTACGCAAACCGAAATTAGCGTTAATGACTACTGGCGAACCGTTGCTAAATGGTTTCCTAAGCCGGAAATCCAAATGATGGCTAGTACGTTCAGTGCTTGGGAATCGATTCATACAGCAGCATACTCTTATCTGAACGACTCACTAGGATTAAATGATTATGCTGCATTTATGAACGACTCCACTGCGGTAGCTAAACTGAATGCTCTTCAGATGACTCCTAATAAAACTAAACGAGAAAAGGCTAGATCTTTAGCAATTTTTAGTGCTTTCACTGAGGGGGTGAATCTTTTTAGCTCATTTGCAGTCCTGATGAACTTCAGTAGATTTAATCTTTTACAAGCTACTGAAACTATCATTAGTTGGAGTGTTCGGGATGAAAATTTGCACTCCGAAGCAGGCTGTTGGTTATTTAGAACACTTATGGAAGAGAATGATGATATTTGGTCTGCTGATTTTAAAAAAGAAATTTATGATGCTGCCCGATTGTCGGTAGAGTTGGAAGATAACTTTATTGATCATGCCTTTTCTTTAGGAGATATTAGAGGCTTATCTTCAAAAGATTTAAAAAACTTTATTAGGATGAGAGCAAACCAAAAACTTCTAGAATTAGGGCTTAAAATTAATTGGAAAAATATAGATGGTGCTGCTTTAGATCGTATGTTCTGGTTTGAAGAAACTTTATACGGCAGAAAGATGACCGATTTTTTTAGTAACCGAGTTACGGACTATAAAAAATGTAATTTTACCGTAGAAAATTTGTTTGAAAACTTAAATTTAAATTCGATTATGTAAAGGGTGTTTGCATGAAAAAGTTGAAGGAATTAAAGCTAGCTGGTTTAGCCCCGGAGTGGTATAAAATAGAGGGTTTCAAAACCATCTCTCAAGGATATTTGTTTAAAGACGAAACCCCAAAAGATATGTATATACGAGTAGCCTCTAGTGCGGCCAAACATTTACTGGGGGATTCTAAGTCTATTTTAGGCTTAACTCAAGACCAGCTACAAGAGTTATTCTTTACTACTTTGTGGAATAATTGGCTATGTCCGGCTAGTCCAGTATTATCCAACAGTGGTTTATCTAGGGGGTTAACTATTTCTTGTTTTGGGATTACTCCCCAAGATAGTATTTCCAGTATTATGGCCGGAGCAAGTGAATTAGCCGCTTTAACTAAAGTTGGAGGGGGTGTAGGAGTTAGCTTTGATGCTATCAGACCAAGGGGAACACCCATTAAAGGAGGAGATAATGGAAGTACAGAGGGGATTATTCCTTTTGCTAAAATTTATGATTCTACAATTATAGGAATTAACCAAGGTTCTCGTAGAGGAGCCGCAGTAATCAATTTAAATGTAAACCACAAAGATTTTCCCGAGTTTTTAGATATGAGGAAGCCAAAAGGAGACATTCATCGTCAATGTGGAAACATCCATCATTGTGCCTTGATCCCCGATGAGTTTTTAGAGAGGGTGTTTTCTGGAGACCTAGAGGCCCAAGATACGTGGTCTAAAATTTTAAAAACTAGGTTTGAAACTGGAGAGCCCTATATCGTGTATATAGATACAGTTACTAGAGCCGATCCAGATTCATATAAAGCTTTGGGATTAAAGACTAATTTAACAAATTTGTGCTCAGAAATTACTTTACACACAGATGAAGACCATTCCTTTATTTGCTGTTTATCATCTTTGAATTTAGCTAATTGGGAAGAGTGGAAAACATTTGAGAGTCATGGACTTACTTTGCCTCAAATAGCTACTCTGTTTTTGAATGGGGTCTTGAATGAGTTTATACAAAAAGGGTCTACGATTCCAAATCTAGAAAAAGTAGTTAGACATGCTAAAAAGGGGAGAGCGATAGGGATTGGGGTGTTGGGTTGGCATACTCTATTACAAGAAAAGGGTATCCCGTTTGAATCCTTTAACGCCATGCAGCTTAATTCTCAAATTTTTAGGTTTATAGATTCAGACTCTTTAAAGACTACCAAAGCCTTAGCTCAAGAGTTAGGAGAGCCTGAGTGGTGTGTTGGGAGCGGTAGATATAATTCCCATAGGATAGCGATAGCTCCCACAAGATCAAATTCTACAATATCTGGTGGAGTCTCTTTTGGCATAGAACCCATGATAAGTAATGCTTTTACGGATAAATCTTCTAAGGGCCTATTTTACAGGAAGAACCCATTACTTAAAAAAGTGTTAAAAGAAAAATATGACCAAGATAATAAAAAAGTTTGGAAAACGATTATAAGAGCTGAGGGATCTGTTCAAGGTTTGGATTTTCTTTCGCCAGAAGACAAAGAAGTGTTTCTGACTGCTTATGAAATAAACCCACAAGCATTAATTAGACAAGCTGCCCAACGACAGAAATATGTTTGTCAATCCCAAAGCTTAAACCTGTTTTTTAATAAGGATGTAGACCCAGTTTTTTACAACCAAACTCATTTGTTGGCATGGAAGTTGGGAGTAAAAACATTATATTATTGTAGATCTGAAGCGGGACTAAAAGTAACCACTGTGGGCTCTGATGAGTGTAAAGCTTGTGAAAGTTGACTTTTAATTAATTAATGAGTAGAATTACAGATAGTAAATATTAATCTATAAAAAGGGAACCAAAAATGAATAAACTAATTTCTATAGCGATCTTACTCTTCTACACACTACAAACTTGGGCAGAACCATCTAGTATGATGTTGGAGGTTGGGGTTGAAATAGGAGCTCCACTCAAATGCGGCAAAGCTAAGTTTTTTTCTTTGAATACTATTAACAAAAAAGCTAAGTTTGGAGCGGGTTATGTAACTAAAACGACTTGTAACTCCAATATGACTTTTTTAAGTGTCGGTCGAGAAATCAAATCTAATACTGAGGTTTACGCTTCTTGGACACCATCCTTTATTTTAGGGGTAGCTCCAACTCCTCAGTTCGGATATCTAAATAAAGTATCACTTGGGCATCGAAATGATTCCAGCTTTGTAGAAGGATCTCAAAATAGCCTAATTATGCAAGATCAGTACCTAAGAAATTTTTTGACGGTGGGGGTTGGAAGACATCCAGAGGAAGATCAAAAAAATTCTACTAATCTCCCAACCAAAGAACTCCCAAATTCAGAAAAACCACCAGTGGTTCAATGTTATGATGGTGGGAAAGATTGTAAAAAGCCAGATATTACGTGTTATGATAATTACGAAGTGGCTGACGGTTGTAAATAAATGAAAATAAAAAAGCTACAATCTTACTTTAAGCAGTTAGAAGGGGTATCTATGTTATCCCCAGACGAAGAAACTAAAGTGGGTGTTTTACTAGTAGATGTTGAATCTGATGCGGTTGTAGCTACTGGTTATAATGGGTTTTGCAGGGGTTCTAACGATGATAAATTACCAAAAACTAGACCAGCCAAATACCCCTATATGATTCACGCAGAAACTAACTTAATTTGTAATTGTGCTAGGCATGGTATAAGTACGAATAGAAGGGTGTTAGTTAGTAACCTTAGTCCATGCACCGCGTGTGTACGTGTTTTGCATCAAGCTGGAATCAATACTGTATATTTCCAAAAACTGTATAGAGATATGAAAAAAAGTAAAAGTATGGGAGATTTAACTTTAATAATCGACCCTTACGGGGAGTTTTATAGGCTAACTATCTTTGCGGGGTCTTAATGGTCAAAATACTAGATGTAGTAACTATTACCACTATAGGAACACTAGAATCAAGCTCTATGAATCTATGTGAATTATCCCCCAATCAAGTGTTAGTAACCCACCCCCTACACCCGAAAGTTTTTTTGGTAGAAGAAAATGAGCGATTGAATCTTAAACCTTTCTCTCCCGTGGGTCCAATTGAGAAAGCCCTTAATTTTATTAAGTCGTACGAAAAACTATTTAATTATGTAGATTTAGTAGATTATGAATCCATAGTTCTATACTTTATAGTCAATAAAAGAATTTCCAATAGACAAAAAGGACAAATTTCCACCCTTTGTGGGATTATAGCTGATTATATATTTGAATCAGATATAGATAAAGCGATAGATTTTATTAACTTTAATAAAGATTCTTTAGACGAGTTTAACCTAATGTGGTATAAAAATTTTAATAAATTTTTTACTAAAAAAGAATTAGTGACTTTTAAAAAAACTAAAACATCAATTTTTAATATAGCTGGGTTTTTATTGACAGAGTTGTACCCAAAAGGGGTTATACATGTCTAAACAAATTAAGAAAAACTTTATAATTTCTTTGAAAAAAGTATCTAAAAAAACTAAACTTAGTGTTTGGAGTATTTCCAAAAACCTATATGAAAAGATTTGTATAAAACATAATATAAAAGAACAGATTACAGATTACACACTAAAACAAATGGGTGGGTTTTCCAAACTAAAACAAGATTGTAGACGAGAGCTTTCTTCTTATGAAGAAAGGTTTAAAGTCACTTTAGAGTTTTTAGCAAAGGAATTAAACAAAGATCCTAAAACCCTATCATATAGAGACATTAAGAAGAATATAAGCAAAGATTATTATCTAATAAGCAGTAGTGAATTTGATTCTAAACCCTTCCAACCCATAAAAGAAAAATTATTTGGGAAAGTAAAACAAGAGCAGTTTTTTCCCCGCCTAAAAAAAACCTTATTATATCTTTCCGAAAAACTAGAAAAACCACCAGAAAACATCACCAAGAAAGATTTTTCTGGACATTATAGAGATGCTGAAGTTTTAGTTTCAGCATTGGAAATAAGTGGAAAGAATGGGCCGTTTTCACTTTTGAGAGAAACTTGTGTTGGCCCAAAAAGAAAAGAAGAACCAAAAATTTTGATTTTTGATATTGAAACCAGCCCTTCTATTGGGTATTTTTGGAATCCTTACGATACAACTATTCATTTAAACCAAGTTATAGAGCATAGTTATTTGTTGAGCTTTGCAGCTAAGTGGCTTCACGACCACCCCAAAAATATTATTTATAAAGACCAACGTGGAGTAAAAGATTTTTCTAAAGATTCAACAATAGTGACTGAGATTAGAGATTTGTTAGATGAAGCTGATATAGTTATTACTCATAATGGAGCTTCTTTCGATACTAAGTTTATAAATTATAGATTAGCTTTAAATAAACTAAAACCACCCTCTAGTTTTAAACAGATAGATACTTATAGATTGGCAAAAAAACACTTTAGGTTCCCTAGAAACTCCTTAGATTATTTAACACATGCTCTTAACACCAAATATAAAAAGACTAGCTCCCCTAAATATGGGGGACAAGAACTTTGGACTCAATGTTTAAAAAATAATATAGATTCGTGGAATGAGATGCAGAAATACAACATCTTGGATGTATTGAGTTTAGAAGAACTGTATGGAAATATGCTACCTTGGATCTCTACAATCAACTTAAACCTTTACAGAGAACACCACAAACACGTTTGCAATTGTGGATCTGAGGAGTTCAAGGAAAGTGGGTTTTACTATACTTCCGTTAGTAAGTTTCAAAAATATAGTTGTATAAAATGCGGTGCTGAGTTTAGAGATAAAGTAAATCTTTATTCCAAAGATAAAAAATTAAGCTTAAAACAACTAATTGTTAAATAATGGTGGTTATATGGATGAAAAGAAAAGTTTTTTATCGGTAGTAGGAAAAGAAGATCCTCCACTATGCTTAGAAGAACAACTACGAAAAAGAACTTGGGTTTTATGTAAAGATTTGTTGGAAAGAATTAGAAAAAGAAGTAATGATGCAGATCTTTTGAAATCGCGGGATGATATTATTGTTTTATTAACTGCATTATATTACAAGTATGACGTTTTAGTGAAAGAGTCTATTCGAGACCTAACCCAAATTTCTATGCAACGGCAAAGGATTACACAACTCACAAATACTATTAACGCTTTTGATGAGCCTGGATTTAAATTTGTGGCTCGGGGTTTATTAAAGGAAGAGTCTAATCCGTTATGGGGGGTTAATAAAGTTTTGAAAAAACAACTAGAAGCAGCTCTTTTAAAAGCCGCAAAATATGAAACTTTATATAAAGAATTAGTTGACAATATCTCCAAACAATAATATACTTAACTGGAAATGCAAAAATTTTTAAGGAAAAAATAAATGTGGTCCGAAACAACACTAAGTCTACTTACACAAGCTAGAAAAAACATAGAACTAACCATTCACATAAAACATAGAGCAGAAAATCAACTTTGTCTCACCATCGTGGAAATAATGGTTGAAAGACTAATTCATACGATTTTTGAAAGCTCATCTAGCCCAGATGAGGCTTTACAAAGTGCATTGATACTTTCTGGTCTAACAGATCCTATTGTTGGGTCCATCACCCTTGAACAAACTGTAGAAGAATCACCTAAAATGGATTTAAGGGAATCCTCTAAAAGTAAAGAACCCCTCCCCATAAAAGGGTTGCGGGGTTTGGGCAAAAAGTCTAAAGTAGAAGATGAAATTACAGAAACAGAAGAAGAAAAACCATCGAACTCCAAACATCCCACAAAAGGGTTACGGGGCTTGGGCAAAAAGTCTAAAGTAGAAGCTGAAATTGTAGAATCTGAAAGCCCTTTCATAGAAGATGAATCATCTATAGAAGATAATGATATTTTAGGTTTGATTAGTAAATACTCTACGTAACGTTAATTATGGGGTACTTAAATATGTAAGATGATAAATCGTTATAAAACTTAATTTTTAGTAGACAAAACAACAGTAATTAGGAGTAAAAATATGGCACTTGGTAAAAAGAAAAAATCACCCCCTAAAGAAGATGGTGGGGTGTATCGTCAAATTGGAGCTATTTGGGAAAACCAATCGGATAAAAAGGATACTTTTTTTAGCATTTCTTTCAAAAACTTAGATCCTGGAGCAAATAAACCAGAAGATTTTGTAAAGGGTCGGTTAATTTGGCAAGATGTGGAAACCGATCAATACTTTCTAGTGAAGGGGTGTAACGTTCTTGCAAATACGAAAAGCGATAAACCAGCTTATAATCTATCTATAAATTTGGAGAATGAATATCACGTAGAAGTTTTTTCGGAAGATTAAAACTAATAAAAGAATAGTACCTTAATTGGGGGTTTTAGCCCCCTTTTTTTTACTTCAAGGAGAGTTTTTTTGTCTTTTTATAGATTATTAAAACCAGAATGGGGAAAAAAGAAAATTATCTCACAAGGGGTTTGGGTTGATAATCCTGATTTTGTAGAAGATATTCCAGGCCCTAATGTTATTGAGGGTAAACTTTCTTTGTCTGAAGTAACTGAAAAGAATCTAATGGGATTCAACTCCTATTGGTTCCCGAACCACCCCAGCACGAATGTTTATGAAGAATTAAACATAAATTTCTTGAGTGGAAAGAATATAGACGTCTTTCAATACGTTTTTGTGGATATGGACTTAAAGCATGGTGAATACTCTTCTAAAGAAGACTTTTTGAAAGAATTATCTACGTTTGGCTTAACACCCACTATTATAATAGACTCAGGTAATGGAATACATGCGTATTGGAGGGTTTCTGATTTAACAAAACAAACGTATTGTATATTACAACACGGGTTAATTAACCGCTTTAAAACTGATCCATCCATTTGGACTATAATGCAACTTATGCGGGTTCCAAACACCTATAATACTAAAGTGTATGGAGAACCCAAACTAGCGAAGGTGATAAGTTTAAAAAAAAATGTCACCTACACCAGTGCTCAATTATTAGAATTAGTAGTCCCGTTAATTACTTCAGAGCAAACTACAAAAATAATTAACCATTTGGATAGGGTCGCAGGGAAAATCCCTTTTGAGTTCGCAGACGATGTAGATGTGGGCCAACTCCCTGAGAGTTTTATAGAATTACTTTACCAAAATAATAGAATCTACGAACTATTTACTAACCCCACAGAGTTTTATGGAGATAGGAGCGGGGCTGATTTAGCTTTAGCTAATATTTTAAAGGGGAGGGGTCTTAGTAAGAAAGACACTTTTAATGTGTTATTGAATACTCAAAAAGCTCTCTCTAAAGGTTTACATAGGTCTGAGTACGCAGACCTTACAGTGAGTAAAGTATACGAGTCTCCACAACCTAAAACTTCGGTTAAATTTGCTTCTATAGCTGAGCGGTTACAAAGCCCAGAAGCGACCTTTGCTCTCAGAGAACCCGTAAATGGCCCTGAATATTTTGATTGTTTAACTAACCCTTGAAGAAAAACACAGATCTTAGGGTTGATTGGAGCACCGGGAATTGGTAAAACCACTATCACTCTTAACGTGTTTAAAAGTTTTATAGAAAACAACCCCGAAGTAGATGATATTTTTGTATTTTTTAGTTTAGAAATGCCAGAACGAGAAATTATTGATAAGTGGATTAGACTAGTGGGACGAGATTCAGACGCTTCAAACCGTCTTTATGTAATCTCTAATGAAGATGAAAAGGGGGAGCCAAGGAATATAGGGCTACAAGATATAGTGTGGTTATGTAATGACTTGAAAGAGTATACCAAAAAAAATATAGCAGCAGTAGCTATAGATTATATAGGGATTGTAAATAATGTGGTAGATATTTCTCAACAACCTACCTTTGGGGTAGAGGGAGAGCTGGGGGGTGGTTGGGGAAATACTCGTAGTATTAGCTCCACCACTCTTTGTAAAGCACTTAAACCACTAGCTAAGCTATTAGATGTGTTTCTTATCGTGCTAACTCAGACCACTAAAGGGAAGGGTCAAGGGGATACTCCTATTGATAAAGATGGAGCTTATGGAACATCAGCGTTTGAGTGGACAGTGGACTACATAATTTCTATTTGGCAACCTTTGTTGCGAGTTCAACATTTAACCAAGCATCGTATTTTGGCTTGGCAATATGCAAAAATCAGACATCAATCTTCCTCAGACCCTGTTCGTAATTATGAAAGGCTTCTATTATCATATAATGGGGAAAACGAGCTCTTAATTCCTTTGTCTGAAGCCCAAAAGAAAGATTTTAATGACCTTCTACCCATAGCCCTCGAAGAAAAAGAAAAGGAAGATAAGAAAAGAGTGACTGGATATAGAAATACTCCAGAATTTACTAGGTTAAAACGACTAACATCCCAAATTAAAACTGTAGAAGAATAACCTTGTGTTTAAAAAATATAATTACCTTTCCACAGAAAAGGACTTAAAGAAAGTACATGTTTTTTTACAAGAAAAAAAACCAAAGTACATGTCTTATGACACTGAAACTAATGGGTTAAATCTTTATGAAACCTGCTTAATTGGTTTTTCTTTCTCATTAGATAGTAAATCTGGATTTTATGTCCCCCTGCTTACTTGGGTCCCAGATACCAAATCCACTAAAACTATAACCATAGACAAAGAAAAAATAGAGGTTTTTCAAAACGGTCATTTTATAGATCATTGGACTGGAAAAACTTACCCAGAATTTGTAACCCCAAAAGAATATAAAATTCCTGAGTTTATAATAGAGTATATGCGGTCTTGGTTTTCTAACACATCTCTTATTATGCACAATGCTCCATTTGATGTTAACCAAACTTGGGCTAACACAGGAATAGACCTTAGTGATAGGGTTTTTCTAGATACTTCTTTATTAGTTCATGTAATTAATGAAAACACTCGCAATGGGTTAAAAGATACAGCCGAAGAGTGGAAAGAAGAATTAGGGATTAATCCCCACGCCTTATCTAATCAAGAACAAAAAGAGTTAGGAACCACAATTATACGTAATGGGGGACTCTATAATAGTAGGAATAAAAATGTTTGGAGAGCCGAGCCAGAAACTTTAGCCAAGTATGCTATAGCTGATACTTTCCTAACTTTTGGAGTATTTGAAGTTGGGATAAAAAAATTTATAGCTGATTTGGGGCCAGAAATGTTAGACTGGTTTTTCAAAGATGAGGTTATGCCAGTTTGTAAAGAAGTAGTTATTCCCATGAAGCGCAAGGGAGTCCTTGTTGACGTAGACTTATTTTCAAAAATGGAAAGGGAAACCAAAATAAAGCTGGAAGAGTTAGAAGATAGAATTATAGTTGAGATCAACCCCCTTTTAACAAATTTTAATATTGGGAAAAGCTTCAATGAAGTGGTAACTAATGGTAAGTTTGTGAAAAAGGTTATTGAATTAGAGGGGTTATCTTATCCTACTAAGTTTGATAAAAAAACTAATACATACAAAGAAACGTTGTCTAAAGCTGAACTTAAGAAACACTATCAACAAAATCCTCACTGGGTTTGGAGTTGGTGTTTAGGGGAAACAGAGATTCCTTACAGTTTGAATCAAATAAAGAAAATTAAACAAGATATTTTTGTGGAAGCTACTGGGGGTAAGAGATATAGTTTTAATATCGGATCTTCAATGCACCTTCGGTGGTTATTTTGTGATCAACTCCAACACGATAAATCAAAGCTGCCTCAAACTGATTCAGCAACCAAAGATAATCCAATCCCGTCTATGGGAGCTGAGGTGTTAGAAGAGTTCTTTTTAGAGAAGTACCCTTGGGTTGCTGACTTAATGCTTTGGAAAAAGCTAATTAAGCTTTATGATAGTTATATTTGTACTGCCTTGGCTCTAAATAGAGATGGTTATCTTTATATGGATATGAAACAAAATGGAACCGTATCGGGTCGATTCGCTTGTTCTGGGGGCTTTAACCTTCACACTCTCCCAAAAGCTGAAGAGTATGATAATTGTATTAAATGTGACTCAACCAACATTACTAAACATTTTCAAAACGAGTTGATTTTTGACGTCATCTGTCAAGATTGTGGGCACGTAGACCTAGAAAATTTAGCTAGTTCTGGTATTAAAAAAGCTTTTATAGCTCCTCCGGGGTATAAAATAGTTGCGGCAGATTGGGCTAGTGCAGAACCTAGATTATTCGCTTTTAACTCTGGAGACCCTAAACTTAAAGAAATTTTCACAAAAGATTTAGATTTTTATTCTAAAATTTATTGTGACATTCATCAAGAGCCTTATAGAAACCTTAAAAAATCTGGTTCTTCAGAAGATAAAAATAATCGTAATAAATATAAAGGAATAGCTTTATCAATACCTTATGGGAGTAGGGGTCCCCAAGTTGCCTCTTTAATGGGTTTACGAAGATTCTTTTTTGACAAAAAGACTGGAAAACACAAGGAGTCTTTAGATGTTGAGGGGGGGTGGGAAGTAGTTAACCAATACTTAGACGCTTATCCAGAACTTAGAAAGTATATGAAAAAGTGTGAACATGATAGCCTTACGAAAGGTTATGTTAAAACCTTGATTGGCCGCAAGAGACATTTTAATTATACAAAGATTGTATTTGAGATTTTAAATAATTTTAATATTGGGGTTGATGAGTTTTTGGATTGTAAAAAAAGTTTATTAGAAAACCCTAACACTGAATGTGGACTAAACGAGGATGCCTTAAAGTATTTTTCTCAAGAAACGGGTATAAAATATAGCGATATACTAAAAAAGGGAAGTTGGACTTATGTTAGATCTTTGTTTAAGAACGAGTTGAATAATTCTAAAAACTTTCCTATCCAAGGTTTAGCCAGTCATATAACCAATAGAGCTATGCTAGAAGTAGTTAGGGGTTGCAAAATTCATAATGTAGATGCTTATTTAGTGCTACAAGTTCATGATGAGCTAATTGGGTATGTTAAAGATGAACAAAGCGAACTAGGAGCCTCTATTTTTAAAGACAAAATGGAAAAAAACCTATATACTACTAAAGTAGATATACCAATGTTGGCCGAACCCATTATTGCTAATAATCTTAGGGATGCAAAATAATGTATAATCCACATAATACACAACACCCATATAAACAAATATCCCACAAAGATTTGTGGGAAGTTGTGGGAAGAAATTATTTTATTCAGGGGGTGTTTTCTTGTTTAGGGGAATCAGAATCTTTCAATATTAGTATATCTCCAAAAGATAGTATTATTTTAATTATGGCCGCCATACAGACTAAATTAATATCTGTGGGGAATGTAGAAATAATCCAGACTAATTTACCCCAACCCCTTGATAGTTTAGTTAAAAATTTAAAACTTTTTGATCCACTTGTCTTAAAAGGAATATCATATCTACAAAAGGGATTAAAACCAGAAGTCGTAAATGCCTATTATGAGGGTTTTGGGTATTTGGACTTAGATCGTTTATTATTTAGTTGTTTTGGGAGAGCAATTAGTAATTTTTCTTTTATTTCCGTGTTATTAGAAGATTATAGGGATGTACGATCTTCTGTTCATAAAATAGCTGAGAATAAAAACGCTTTATCAAAGCTATACGAGCAATTTGATTTAGATTTCAAACTAACTAACGGGTGGGCTTTTAAAGTTAGCCCACCACCATTTACTGCATCACTTGAGGAGATTCCATGAAACAGCTAGTAGGACTTTTGTTGGGCTTTAGAAAATTCACTGTAGTAGTAGTATTTCTACTATTAACTGCAGGTTATTGTTATTTAACCCTAATTACTGGCACTGAATTTTTAGCAGCAGCTAAAGAAATAGTATATATTTATATCGCTGGTAATATTGGAGAACACACTATTAAATTGGGAGCAGATTATGTCTCTAATAAAAAAAATAAAGATTAAACCTTTACTACTAATGTTAGTTCCAGTAGCCATTTATAGTATGTGGAGGGATTCAGACTCTGCACGACTACACGAAGAACTTATAGGTAAAACCACGGCGTATGAACAACTATCTGCTACTACAGCTAAATTAAAGATTGATTACGTAACTCAAGCTGCGCTCTTAAAAGAGGTAGAATCTAATTGGGCACAAGAAAAGAAAGCTCTTAAAGGTAGGATTAAGCTGTTATCTAATGCTACGTACTTAATTCAAGAAAAAGCTAGAGAAACCAATAATTCAGATATTGTTTATAACTCTGGGGAGGTTAACTTTATTTTGAATGAAATTAGGTTTGAAAATGGACCACCCGTAGGTTATGTGTTAATTTTTGATGATGGGAGGGTAGTTTCTAAAATTTATGATCATGAAATAGATGTAAAAACAGCCGTGGCTAGAGATGAAAATTTAGGGACTTATAGTGTAGTTTCTAAAGCTGATTGGGTTTTACGCAATCCCCACTTAAGCCAACGAGACGGGGTTGATTGGTTTGGGAAACCACACCCGCTTAATATTGTGGGAGGAACTGCTTTAATTGATCCTACGGAGCCAGTAAATCGAAAGAGAAAATTTATGTGGAGTCCTCAGGGAAGTTTAGGAGTTAGTGTAAACAAAGATATAAATCCTAAGGGGGGCATTAGCTTAGCTGGATATGGAGAAAATCCACAAAATTTAACTTGGAAGTTTTTACAATTTGATGGTATAGTAGAAGACAATAGTATTAAGGGGGGAGTAACACCTGTATTGTTTAGGCCACTCCCCAAGATTTTTAAAAATACTTATGTGGGTCCTGAGGTAGGTTTCGATGGTACACTATCTTTGGGTATTAGTTTGGGTCTTTAGAGGTGTTCAGTAATGGGAATTTTAAAAGAGTGGGTTATTATGCTAGCATTTGGTCTAATTTGCATTGGCTTAGGAACGATGTTGGGGGCCGAAGAGGGTAAAAACCAAGTTTTAGATTTATATCTTACTAGTAGAGTGGAGTTTTTGGAGTTGGTTTACCCTTTAGAGCATGAGTGCTATTCTGAGTTGGCTAGAGCACGAGAAGCTAACAATATTGTGGATAAAGAGTAAACCCTCAATTAACAGGAGTACTAACAAATGACGGGAGCTAGGAACCATAATACACTCATTGAAAGTTTAAAAGTATTGAGTGCAGAGGATCATTATAAGTGGATTAGGGAATCAGTAGCTCATAATTGTAATACACCCATTGAGCTTTTAAAAGCATTGAGTATGGATGCTGAGACTTGGGTTAGGGCATTAGTAGCTTGTAACCCTAATTTTTGTAAAGTTTTGTAAAAACTTCTTGATTGATGTAAAAGTGTCAGCTAAAGTAATTATGTAATTAAACTTTTTAAATAGGAGTAATAATTTATGTTGCAAGCAGCTATTTTTCGTATAGGAGTAATAATTATGTTGTGTGTACTTGGAGCCATAATTTTCGTAGCTTCAAAACACATTTTAAATAAAAACCCACAGTGATTCAACACTGATGGATAAAGTTTAAGTATTTGTGTTATTTAATAAAAGAGGGTAAAAAAAGATGGATGGTTTAGATTTAGATTTAGATAAAGATATTGCAATTGATGTAACTGATTTACAATCTGAGTGGGTTAGATTACCAGCCTTGGCTTATAGATATTCTAAACTTGCAGCTGAAGCGGAAGCAACACACTCCTTAGAAAAAGCAATTTTGGATGAATTGAAGGCTGCAAAATATATCAAGTTAAAAAATGACTTCCCAAAACTCACGGAAAACGGGGTAGAAGCTCATACGGATACAGACTCAGAAATTAAAGAACAACTTCGTAAAGTTTTATTAGTAAAACGTGATTGTGACACTTTAAAGGGTTTTTTGAAAGGTATTCTTACTAAAGAATCTATGTTAATTCAACTCGGTGCTAGTAGTCGAGCACAATAAGGATTACATATGAGTAAAGCCGACGAGATGCGAGAACGCCTTAATCGAAAGGCTGAGGCTAGAGCCAAAGCAAGTAAAAAACCTCGATCTGGACCATTAGCCATAAAAGCAGGAAGTAAGGAAGAGCTTATTCAGGTTAGTGATTGGATTGAAATGCCTGAGTATTTTCAACGTTGTGTCGGAGGCAAAGGAATCCCTTGTGGACATATCACTCAAATTTATGGGGACTCTGATACTGGTAAGTCAACTATAGTTATGGATGCTATGGTTAGACTCCAGAAGGAGGGGGGCGTAGTTTATTTAATAGACTCTGAACATAAATTTGACTTCGATAGGTTTGAAACTATGGGAGGTAATTCTTTAGATGTAGTGTCTATTATAGTTAATTCATTAGAAGAATCTTGGGATGCTTTAGATGACGCATTAACGGATCTTCAAGATATGAGAATTACTGGGGATAGCACTAAAGTTTTGTTCGTATGGGATTCTGTTCCAGCATCAGTGGCTGAAAAAGTATTAGATTCAAATGCAGAGAAGGCTCATGTTTCAGTTGAAGCTAAAATAAACAATACAAATGTTAGAAAAGTAAGACAAAAAATTAGAAGCACGAATGCAGCTACGATGTTTATAAACCACCACTATATGACTATGCCAACCTTTGGGTATGCAAAGGAACAATTGAAGGGTGGAGCTGAGTTATATTTTATGTCTACTTTGATTGTTAAGACTGCTAGACTAGAGGATTTAACCAGAACTGTGGGTGGTATAAAAGAAGTTTATGGAATAAAATCTTCTTTGAAGTGTAAAAAAGGACATTTAGGTCCAGTAAAAGCTACTACTGAATTTTATATAGCAGCTCCTGGAATTTTGAACACAAAAGAAGATTTAGAGAATTTTGTTGAAACCTTACCTAGTTCTAAGTCTATAAAAAGGAAATTAAAAGGTTTGGATCAGGAGTCTGAATAATGACTAAACTAACTATAATAGGGGACCCCCACATTAAACCAGATAATTTAGATACCATATCTAAATTATTCGGGTTGGTAGAATCTATGGGTAATGATTGTGTGTGGTTAGGGGACCAGTTGGATACTAAAGAATTAATTAGGGGTAGGTGTATTAACGCCTTATTTGATTATTTATCCACTTCTAAACTAAACCATACTCTATTAATTGGGAATCATTGTTGGTTTAACTTAGAGTGTAAAGAACACTCTCAAGAAGTCCTCAAGGTTTTAGAAAACGTAACCATTGTAGATAAACCAACTCTCATTCCTGTAGAGTGCGAGAAGGGGGCTATTTCCACACTCTTTTTTCCTTATTTTCATGATATAGAGGAATTTAAAAAGGCTTTATTACAATTTAAGAAGGAAAATCCAAAACTTCTCTTTATGCACCAAGGGGTTATAGGGTTTGACTATGGTAATGGGTTAATAGCTACAGGGAAGTCTAGTGGAGAAATATCCCCTAGTGATATTCCCAAAAAACTTAAGGTAATCAGTGGGCATTTTCATAAATATGCTGAAAATGGGAACATAACTTTTTTAGGAACCCCCTTTAGTCATAGTTTCGGAGAAAGCGATCAGACTAAGTATTTAGGAGTATTACATCTTCCTGAAATGAACCTAGAGTTAGTAGAAACTAATTTTCCAAAACATAAAACCTATTATATAGACTGTGGAAGCCCCAATCCCATTACCCCCACGTTGAATACAAAGGATTATAATAGAGTCATTCTTACGGGCAGTAAAGAAGCTGTAGATGAGTTTAAAGTAGATGGTTTCCCCCCAAGTACTAAAATTTTAAAAAAGGCAGATGTAACACAAAATTTAAGTTTGGGGGTAGATGAAACTTTAGACAATTTAAAACTATTTGAACTTTGGGCTAAAGAAAACTCTTTAAACCCCGATACTATAGACTTAGGTTTAAATATTTTACGAAAAGTTTAATAACTCCTTGGGATGAGAATTATTTATGACAGCTTTAAAAATTAAAGCTAAAAACTTTCTTAGTTGGGAAACTTTGGAGTTTGAATTAGGGCCTGGAGTTACTTTAATAACAGGTTTTAATTATGATGATATGACTGGAGAGGGTTCCGGGAAAAGTGCAATTTTAAACGCCCCTAGTTGGTGTATTTTTGGGAAACTCCCAAAAGATACCAAAATTGATGAAGTTATACATTTTGGTAAAAAAACGTGTTCCGTAAGCGTAGAGTTTGGTGGGATTACAATAACCAGAACTAGAAACCCTAACGATCTTGTGTTAATTAAGGATGGGATGGAGATTAGGGGTAAGGATTTAAAAGAAACACAATCATTAGTCGAAAAGGCGGTGGGTTTGAGTTTTGACACATTTTGTCAAACTTTATATTTCCCACAAAACTATCCACAAAAGTTTTTATCTTCTAATCAAGAAGCTAAGTCTAAAATTCTTTCTGAAATCCAGAATTTAAAAATTTACGATGAAGCTAGGGAAGAAGTTAAAGATCGTATCAAATCTTGTAAAACTCAAGTTCAAGACGTATCTACAGAGAGATCCTTGAGTGAGGCTAAACTACAGGGAGTTAAAGAAGCCATTAAGATTTTATCTTCTAATATAAAACAATTACAAGATACTCATCAAAAAAACTTGGTTCAGAAAAAAGAATTAATAGTAACAGCCCAACAAGAGTTAGAGGTTTTAAATTCTAAAAAAATTACTTTAATTGGTCTTTTAGCACATTTAGATGGAGCGGGTAAAATTGAGCCCCCCAATAAAGATGATGAGTCTAAGATCCTCAAAGTTAAATATGACATAACTAGCAAACTAGAGGCTGTAGACAAGATCCAAAATGCCTTTGATAAACACTCTAAAGATTTAGTAGGAACTCAACAATTACTCGAAAACTCTACAAACAGCATAAAAGAGTTAGGGGATCTCATATCAGAACAACAACTTGAAATCAAAGAAATTAAAGAATCCATAAAACAGATTCAAAAAGAAAAAGACCCTTTATGCCCCACATGTGAAAAGCCCTGGGAGGGAGGGAAAGAATCCCTTTTATCTAATAAAAACAAACAATTAGAAAAGATTCTTTCTTCTCACTCCAAAACTGAAGCAAAAAAGATTAAATTATTAGAGGACCACGATAACTTACAAGTTAGGTTAGTAGATTTGGAAAATAACCCACCAGAAAAACCACCAATTGTGGAATCCTTGAAGGAAAAATTAAAGGCTATAAATTTGGCTCTTAAGGGGTTTTCTGAAAAAGAAAAGCTGTATAAAGAATATCAAGACAAACACAGAACTATCCTTGGGGATTTAGAAAAGAATGAGTTAAGTATAACACACAAATGGGAAGTGGTATCTAAACTCAATGTGGATATTACTAATGAAGTGAATAACCCCCCCAACACTAAAGAATTAACCCAAATGTTAGATAATAAAAGTGTTGAAGCTACCAATCTTCAAGAAAGTATACATGCTTCAGATTTTAAGTTAAGTGATATACACCTTAATCTAGCTAAGCTAGAAACCCTAAAAGATGCTTTTCGGGATGTAAAATCGTGGGTATTCACAAATTCTTTGAATCTCTTAAATCAAAAAGTAGAGAAGTTCCTAAATGAATTATTTGGTATGCCTGTTTCTTTAACCTTCTCTAACGTAGACTTCAAAATAGAAACTGATGTTATAATAAATGGGACCCCCCGACCTTTGGGTTTGTGCTCTGGGGGCCAATTTAAACGATTATGTTTAGCTACTGATTTAGCTTTGGGGGAAATAACTAAAGAACGGTGTGGAACCCCCTTTACCTGCTTGTTTTTAGATGAAGCGTTTAAAGACCTCAGTGAGGCTTCAATGGAAAGAGTTATCACCCTTTTGAACCGTAGAACTGACCCAACGTTAATGATAGAGCACAATTCAGTTGTTAAAGCTATTTGTACTCAAATTACTCATGTAGAACTTCGAGATGGAGTAACTCAATTTTGCCTTTAAATAAATTCAAATGTACCCAACTAGGCTGTACACACACTAAGGAAACTTTTAAAAAAGAGGTGGTATGCCCCACTCACAATACCAGGATGGAAGTTGTGTTGGGCGTTCCCAATGCTTTATTTTTAGAAACCATTAACCCAGCTACTAATAAAAAAATAACTAAAGATTTTCAAAAAATAATTACAGCTAGGGCTCGGAATCATGCTAGGGATATTATTGGAGATGAGCTCATTCAAATAAATCGTACTAACGGAATTATTAAAAAAACCCTTTTAAACAAAAGAGGGGAGAGACGGATTAAACTAGATGACATCTAGGCATTTAATCTCATTAGACTTATCTACAACTTGTACCGGCTTTGCAGTATTCAATATACCAGATAAAACACTAATTAAAAGTGGGGTTATAACCAGTAAAATAAAAAGTATTTATCCTATCGGCACCCTATCCAAACTCCAAGACTTAAGTGAAAAGATACTAACAGTATTACAAGAATACAATAATACTTTAGAAATCATAGTTATTGAAGAAGTTAACCGACATAAGTCTAGAATGAGCGGTAAGGTTTTAGACGGATACCATTGGATATTATTAAAAAACTTATCTTCGGAATGGTTAGAAAAAGTAGTATTTTTTGATAGTGATGGAGCCAGTGGTTGGAGAACCTTTTTTAATTTACGTTTATCTGAGCAAGATAAACAACTTAATAAGGTCCACAAAAAGAGTAATAAAAAACTTTCTAACAAAAAAAAGTTTATAATAATTACTAAAAAACACTTAGCTGAACGGTTAGTAAATAAAAGGTTTAATACTACTTTTGATGTTACCAAACACAGTAAACATTCGGATGAAGTGGATGCTATAGGGGTTGGCTACGCTTGGTTAGAGAAGTATTATTAACCTCATCCATTCGTTATTTAGTACTGGGACCAAAAAACAACTAAATAACCAAAAACCCCCTTTTTTTTAGCCCCAGCACCATTTTTACTTTAGAGTAGATTATAAACCCCCAAAGCCTCTTTTACATCTTTAGTTCTAATTTTTACAACACTAGAACTATTTTGTACATTATCAACTCTAACTATATATTCTTGGTCCCAAACGTGAAAAGAAATAGTTTTTAGATTTTCATAATCTTTTAATAGGCCCTCAATAGAAACCTCTCTCATCAACGCAGCTTTACAATCATTTATATCTAATGCCATCATTTGTTTTCAAGCCCCCATCTTCAATTAATAACTTCCACGACTGTTAAAGTACTACCTTGTATAACTCCTGTTTCTAAATCTAAAACAGCCCAATACCCATCAACATCTCCAAACCAAATTTCACACATTGGTTTTTGATTTAATTCATAACTTATTTTGAGATTATTTATCTGTATTACAGACTTATCTGATAAAAGCAATTTGTTCCCCACTCTCAAAGCCTTTAATTGATTTTTGAGGGGTTGGAGTTGATCCAAATTTACAGACAATCCATTTTTATCTGTTTGCCAAAAGGAAATATAATAACCCACAGAGAGGGGTTTGTGGTTGTTACTTATTGTCCCAGAAACCTCAAAAGCTTTCCAGTCTAAAATATGATTTTTTTCTTTAATTAACAGATTAGTAACATCTTGATTATAGTGTGTTTCTAACACTTGTTTGAGGGTTGTGTGTAAATCTGAAAGATACATACTGTACTCCTTAATAGTTAGTTAACCCAAGTACAGTATACCTACATTTTAATTTGTTGCAACTACTTTTTGTGTTATAATATGTAAAAGTAAGAGGGTTTTTCTTATGTTGGAAAAAGGAAAATTGGTACAAGAAGCGTTTTCTTGGATGTCTACCAATAACTTATTGGCTACTAAGCCAATGATTAATATAATTTATGATAACATAAAACTATATAACCCTTGGCACAAATCCGTTCTGGACGTAGATTTTTTATTAGATGAAATTAATAATAAAGTATTAATTTATATAGATTTTCAGCCACCTTGGTGGATCATAAATAAAAAATCTCAGAAAGAAAATTTTGAATATTGGGTGTTAAGTGGGTTAAAGAGTTTCATCCCACAACTTAAAGCTAAAATTACCTTCGATAAAGAAGCTTTTACTAAAATGGTACAGGTAGTATATGAAAAAGAAAAATAGTTTACGGAGTTTTATGGCTCCCGAAGAAGAAAGTTTATCCTACTACATTGCTCACCCCAGAAAAATAGTTGTAGAGAAACAAAAATTCTTAAGCTTGAAAGACGTAGTAAGGATTCATATTTGTGCCGTCATGGATCACACTTCGGGGAATAAACGCAGGGCCGCTAAAATCCTAGGAATGACAGAGAGGACTTTATATAACCATATTTCTAGATATATGAAAGAGGGTACTTTGACTTATAAAAAAGAGTGGAGGTATTTTATTAAAATTGGTACTCATAAAAGAAAAACGTCTTGGTATATGCGTACCAAGGAAGAAAGGAAAAAGAGAAATGAAATCTAGAACACCTAAAATTAATAATTTTGTCTCTAAATACTCACAAAATAAGAGTGGGTGTGGAGTCCACACCTTTAAAGACGGTGAAAAGGCTTCCCGATGTTCTCAAAAGAGCGTTTGGAAAAAAGATATTAAAAACGAACTAGGAAATCTTATATAATGCTTATACTATCTGCTGGACACTACCCAGAAGCGACTGGAGCAACTTGGAAAAATTTAGTAGAGTTTACTGAAACTACTAAATGGATAAATTTTATTCACTCCTACTTAGTCACGGAGTTGGGTATAAATAGCGTTACTATTCTCCCTACCGGAAAATTAAATAAAAAAGTATCTAGAATTAACTCTTTGTATAAAGTTAATGACATAGCAGTAGAACTTCATTTTAATAGTGCGGGGACTACTTATGTGTCTGGCTGTGAAACTCTTTATTGTCCTAGTTCTATTATAGGAAAAGAATTAGCTATAGCTTATCATACTGCATTTCTTCAGAATATGCTTCCCACACTCATCAAAAATCGTGGGGTTAAGGAGGGTTGGGTTAGAGGAGACTCCCCCAACAAGGTGGATTTTGCTGGGGATATTCCGGGAGATGAAATTATGTTATACTTTTTACAAAAAACTAATTGTAGAGCTCTAATTCTAGAACCTTATTTTCTATGTGAATTAGAAAACTTAAAAGATTGGGAAATTAGCGCCAAAAGTATAGCGAAAGCATTAGCTTCAATAATTTAATCTACTTTGGGTTAATTTTTCCATCAAAAATGTCTTTCAAAAAATCGGGATATAAATAGTTATTATCCCCCTTAGTTTTTAACTGATTCAGTTCGTTTTGTATATTATTTGTGCAGGATGCACAATAACACTTTAAGTTTTTTCTAACCTTGCCCAAAGTCAATTGTATCAAAACTGTTTTACATTTTTCACAACAGATATTAATCATATTACATCCTCAATAATTTTGTGAATAATTATTAACGTTTCTGAGTTTAATAAAAACACCCTAGAACCACCTTTATTAAGTTTGGCTTTTTTAGTATAAGTAAGGCTACTCGGAACTGTTTGGAGTAGTACAGTTTGTATTGTCTTTAAAGTATTCATGTGTAATTCCTTTATAGCTTATTAAAAGAAACAGTCTTTAAGTTTTCAAAAGTTTCTTTAAAAGTTTTATAAATTGCTATAAAATCTTCTTTATCTTTAATACTTGGGCAGTATTTTTTAGCTTGTTCTACTAGGGTATTCAACAACTCTAAGTTTTTAGCATTTTGGGAGGGGTTAAGGATGTGTTGTGGACATAAAGTACTTAAAAAAACAATGAATGGGCTAGATTGGGATACCGAAACACTCCACAGTTGGTTTGCTTGTTGTTCATATACTGCCTTATAACTTGTATCTCCTATATCTAAATAATTATAAGGATGAGTAACTATTAATTTTTTAAAATTGCTATTTTTTACTTGTAATTTATCGTGATTTTTTGTTAAAACTTCAATAGGTAAATTAGGATTACTAGCTACTACATCTCTAACCCAAGTCTCAGCATCTGTACTCAATACTTTTAAAACTTCAATGGGGGTATTAGTATTACTAGCTACTGATGCCCTAACCTCATACTCAGAATCTATACTTAATACTTTTAAAAGTTCGTTGGGTGTAT